TTGTTCAAAAGGTTGGAAAAACTACTTGCTTATGAAGCACATAATAACACAACCTGGACTTGGGGATATGATAATTTCTATAACTTGGTGGCAAAAACACAATCCAGATTTAAAGGTTTATACAAGGGAGGCTTTATATAGACCAGAATTATTTGAGATAATGGGAGTAGATATTTTAGTGAGTGAGGATTTAGATTTTAATCACGTAGGACATCACTTCCCTTTTGATATAAAAAAAATAGAGCAAACAAAAGAACCGCCTATAATAAAAGGAGATTACTATACATATCAATTTAATGGAAGTAGCGAATTTCCACAAGCTAAAAACATAAAGATATTTAATGACCAAGAAAAAGAAAAAGTAAAGCAAAAATATAAAGGTAAATTAATAAGTGTAGAAGATAAAACAATGAGCCTAAAAACAATAAGAAACATTATGCAACACTCTAAAGGACATTTTGGTATTGATAGTGGTATGGCTTGGTTTGCTGTTTTATGTGGAGTGAAAAATATAGATGTTTGGTACAATGGTTACTCAAATGATTTTGATACTAACTGGGCTTTAACCTTTGCCTATAATAATGCGAATATAAAATTTTATAGAAATGATAGTAATTAAACTTTTAAACCTAGACGACTTTTATGGTGTAAGTGAAACCATAGAGATTGCTAAAGGTAAATACAAATTATCTGAAAATTTAAGAGAAGGAATCAAACAAATTAAAAGACTAAGATATGCAAAAGGAAGTTATAATAATTGATGTAAAAACTGAAGAAGGTAGGGCAGAATTAAAAAAGCTACAGTCTGGGGTTTCTGACCTTAATACCGAAGTAGTAAAAAGTAATAAAAAGGCAGAAGGAAGTTTAAAAAACGTAGAAAAAAGTTCAAATTCTGCATCTAAAGGAGTAAAGGCTATTGGTGTTTCTTTAAAGGCTTTAGGTATTGGTTTAATAATTGCAGCAGTAGCTAAATTTACAGAAGTGTTAAGTCAAAACCAAAAAATAGCTGATGGTTTTGCTAATATTATGGAAACAGTTTCTATTGTTTTTAATCAAGTTGTTGAAGCTGTAGTAAGCAGTACTGGAAGTTTTACTGCTTTAGGTAAAGTTATAGATGGATTAATTACACTCGCTCTTACACCTTTAAAAGTTTCCTTTAATTTAATAAAACTAGGAATACAAGAGGCTCAGTTATTTTGGGAAAAATCTTTTTTTGGTGGTGGGGATGAAGATAAAATAAAGTCGCTTACAGCAGAAATAATACTTACTAAAATAGAAATAGGCAAAATAGGAGAGGAAGCATTAAATGCTGGAAAAGATGTAGTTAATAATTTTGTTGCTGGTGTTAAGTCAATTACAGACATAAGCGTATCGGCTGCTTATGAGCAAGCAAAAATAAACACTCAACTAAATAAAAACGCCAAACTTGCAACCGCTTTAAATCAAGGCTTAATAGAGCAGTATGACAGACAAGCAGAATTGCTTAGGCAAATTAGAGACGACTCTAGTAAGTCTATAAAAGAAAGAATAAAAGCAAATGAAGATTTATCTATAGTTTTAGATAAGCAAGAAAAAGCAATGCTTGCCAACGCAAACACAATAAGACTAGCAGCACAAGCACAATTTAATAAAAATAAAAATGATGAAAACTCTATAATATTACAAGAAGCTAAGAATGAACAAGCAGCTATAGAGGCTCAAATAACTGGTTTTAAATCAGAGCAGCAAGTTAATTTAAACTCTCTTTTAAAAGAAGAAAAAGACATTAAAAAAGAGCTAGAGCTAATAGGAAAAAACGAGATAGAACAAGCTGTAATAGGTGCTGCCCAAAAATTACAAATACAGACAGAACTTATAAATAGAGAAGTAGAAAATGAAATAGAAAAAAATACACTTTTACTTGCAGCCAAAAAAGAATATGATTTAGAAATAAAAGCAATAAATGATAGGATAGCTGCAGCCTTAGAAGAAGAAAGGCAGAAAGAAATAAAAGCAGAACAAGAAAGACAAGCAGAAAGAAACGCTATAGCAGAACAAGAAAGACAGCAAAAGCTAACAACCTTAGACACTATAAGATATACAGCTGGAGAAGAATCTGCCATAGGTAAAGCGGCTTTTTTAATTAAACAACTAATGGTGTTAGACCAGATGAAACTAGACATACTTGAACTTAGTTCTAAAGCAAATAAAACTGTGGCTGTTGCAAGTTTAAACGCTGCTGAAAGTGGTACTTCTGTTGCAAAGGGTTTTGCTGCTTCATTAGCTACTTTAAGTCCAGTTGTAATAGCTGGTTATGCTTTAAGTGCTGGTTTAGTTGTTGCCTCTATGATTAAGGCTGTAAAAAAAGCAAAGTCTACAGCAAGTCAATTTGGAGGTGGTTTTTCTTCTTCTGTTTCTGCACCATCTTTACCAGCTGTTTCTGCACCAGATTTCAATATAGTAGGTCAAAGTGGTACAAATCAATTAGCAGAGTCTATAGGCTCACAAGAGAAGAAGCCATTAAAGGCTTATGTAGTGTCTGGAGACGTTACTACTGCCCAAGCTATGGAAAGAAATATCATAGCAAGTGCCTCAATTTAAACAAAAAGTACAATTAATTGTTTTTATAAAAACTATAAAATGGATATTAGAGAATTAATATTAGATGAGAATGACGATCTTTTCGGAGTTGAAGCCATTAGTTTAGTTGAAAACCCAGCTATAGAAGAAAACTTTGTTGCTCTTAAAAATCAAAAAATAGAGTTTAAAACAATAGACGAAGAAAAAAGAATTGTAGTAGGTTTAGCACTAATACCAAACAAGCCCATTTACAGAAGGGAAGGAGATGAGGAGTTTTATATATTTTTCTCTAAAGACACGGTAAGAAGAACCGCTGAACTTTATCTTAAAAACAACAACACAAATAACGCAACTTTAGAGCACAAATCAAAAGCAGAGGGTGTTAGTGTTGTAGAGAGTTGGCTAGTAGAAAACCCAGAGAAAGACAAGACTTCTTTATATGGTCTTAATGCGGTTGCTGGTTCTTGGGCAGTTGTTATGAGGATATACAATGATGATATATGGAAAGAAGTTAAAGCTGGAACTTATAAAGGTCTAAGTATAGAAGGATATTTCGCTGACAAAGTAGCAATGCCAAAAGAAAAACTTTCTGCAGATGACAAACTTATAATAAATATAATAGAAATTTTAAATGATTAATCTAATTAAAAAATTTATGGGTAATAAAAACAACAGCCCCAAAGGGGGAAAAAGAGGGTGCTTATGTGATGACAATACATATAGTGCTAAGTGCTGTGAAGGCGAATTAATAAATCAAGGCATAGGTTCTTTGAAAGGTGGTCAAGTTAGTTCTGTTACAAACACCAACCAACCTAGAACCATAATCAATAGCAGAGGTTAGAAAATATTTCTTGTTTTTTTACAAAAACATAACAAAGGAATTTAATAATTGTTTTAATATAAATAAATCTTATGAGTGCAACCAAACAAATTAACAAGATTAAAACCTTGCTTGGCTTAGAAGTAAAGCTAGAGCAGATGGCTCTTGACAATGGCACTATTTTAGAAGCAGAATCTTTTGAGGTTGGTATGGAAATTTTTGTCGTAAATGAAGAGGACAGAATACCACTACCAGCTGGGGACTATATTCTAGAAAGTGGTAAAATGTTAGCAGTAGTAGATGAAGGTGTTATAGCTGAAATCAAAGAACCTACAGAAGAAGCCCCAGAGGCAGAAGTAGAAGTAGAGGCAGAAGCCGAAACAGCCACCCCTAAAAAGGTAGTAGAGTCTATTAGTAAAGAAATGTTTTTTGCTGAAATTGAAAAGCTAAGAAGCGAAATTACTCAACTAAGGACAGATTTATCTGCTGAACCTATTGTAGAAGAAGTAAAAGAAGTAGAATTATCTGCTGAGCCTATTAAGCACAATCCAGAAGGGGTTGTAAATAAGAAGCCTTTACAAGTGTATTCTAAAAACAAATCAAAATCTACGACCGACATCGTATTTAGTAAATTATTTAACAAGTAAAAATAAATAAAAAATGGCAACAACTACAAGCATTACAACTTCATACGCTGGCGAGGCGGCTGCTGGGTACATCTCTGCAGCTTTACTTTCTGGTTCTACTATCCAGAATGGTGGTATTGAAGTAAAACCAAACATTAAATTTAAACAAGTTATTAGAAAACTATCTACGGATGCACTTTTAAAAGATGCATCTTGTGATTTTGACCCGACTTCTGGAATTACAACTGTAGAGCGTATTTTACAACCTGAGCAGTATCAAGTAAATTTACAATTTTGCAAGTCAGATTTTGAAAGTGACTGGGATGCAATTTCTATGGGTTACAGTTCTTTTGATTCTTTGCCAGCTACATTTGCTGATTACATCTTAGGACACGTAGCTGCTAAGACTGCTGAAAAGACTGAAAAGAATATTTGGTCTGGCACAAATGCAACAGCTGGAGAGTTTGATGGATTAGTTACTTTAATGACAGCGGATGCTACTGTTGTTGATGTAGCTGGTACAACCGTTGATGCTAGTAACGTAATTGGGGAATTAGGAAAAGTAGTAGATGCTATTCCAGATGCTTTATATGGTAAAGAAGATTTATATTTATATGTTTCTCAAAACGTAGCTAGAGCCTATGTAAGAGCATTAGGTGGTTTTGCCGCTAGTGGTTTAGGTGCAAATGGTACAAATGCAGAGGGTACTCAATGGTACAACAACGGTTCACTTTCTTTTGATGGTGTTAAAATCTTTGTAGCAAACGGATTAGCTAGCAACTATATGGTAGCAGCTGAGAAGTCTAACTTGTTTTTTGGAACTGGTTTACTTTCTGACCATAACGACGTAAGATTAATTGATATGTCTGAAACTGATGGTTCTAAAAATGTTAGAATTGTAATGCGTTTTAGTGCAGGAGTTCAATACGGTATTGGTTCTGATATTGTTTTATACACACCAGCATAAATTTAACTAGGGGGTTTAATAGCCCCCTTTTTTACTAACTTTTAAACAGATAAAAATATGGCTTGTGATGCTACTATT